TGCAATTGCTTGCTCAAATGGTCTTGCCATTGGTTGAACGTAAGTGCTTTCATCTTAATAAATCTACAATTAAATAAAATATCCAAGTGGCAATGATCCCCACGATGCCGACCATCGTGAGAAATTCTGCCGTTTCAGTTGAATTATTGGATTTGCCTTGATTTTTCATCTTGCATTTGTTTAGTTATCATTTGAACTTCTCTCATTACTTCAGGATATTTAACGTATCCTTGCTCCTTGTTTCTAAGATTCCAGTAAACTACTTGCTGAACATTCTGAACGTTCCATTCTCTTGCTGAAAAAGGTAAAATACCTTTCTTGTTTAAACTATCGGCAACCGCCTGATGTATTATATTTTTCTTTATCTTAATCATCATAGTATTGTTTTTTTAATTGATGTTGTACTTGATTTTGCTGGAGGATAAAACTCAAAGGATTCTCCCGTTTCTTCATCCACCGTAATGGTCTTATTCTTAATTCCTTTACAAAACTTCTCGACCTCTTTTTGCTTTTCTTTAAGCTCATCGATTTGGTCTTGTAAATCAACCCATTGCTTGGTTGCACTAAAGTCGTATTTCGTTCCAACCTCAGCCACTTGCATCTCAACATTGTGGACCTCGAATCTACCTTTATCATATTTAAGCAATTCATCGACTGCTTGTTCTTTTAAAGTCTTCTCCAGTTCAGCAAATAGCAACTGGTATTTTGATGCGATGGCAAGCAAAGACTTTATGTCCTTGCCCCCTTCTTTGACTCCCTCATTAATCAAATGAACCAAGTGATTAATCTGAGCCTTGCTCATATCTTGAATAGGGTTATGACCGAATAAACCTATCTCGAATTGTTGTGGATTAAATTGTATCTCTTCCATAATTAAAAAGGTAAATCGTTCTCGATTAATGTAGCACTTGGAGAATCAAACGATGGCATTGGCTTTGAAGCTTGAGCAGTAAATCCTTCCGTTCCTTTAATCTTAAAGTTGCCCAAGATTGGTGCATTACTTTCGGGAGTCTTAACTCCATCTTGCGTGATAAAACCGAAGTTCCCGTAATTGTCAGCATCCTCTTTAAGAAATCCGCTGATGTTAAGGTAAGTACCTTTCTTACCCTTGTAAAATTTAGACTTGTCTAACAAATCTACGTTAATTGAAATGCTTACTAACTTGCTCATTTTGTTGGTTGTTTAATTGTGAAACTTAATTTTTTAGTTGAAAATAGACTAATAATATGTTGGTCATTATTTATAACCTCTGATTTATCTGCATATAATTTATTTAATTCTTCAATTGTATTACAAGAATCAATTAAATTTTTCCATCCCGATAATGGCATAATAATACGAGCATTATTTAATTCCTCTTTGCCGTGAGTATTTGTAGCATCCGAGTCCTTCGTATCATCGAGACCAAAAAGTCCTGATAATGAATATTTTCGAGCATAACTTGATGCCGCCCCAGTGACCTGGCTTCCATCCATTCCTTTTTTACTTTCTTCTTCTCTTGCATATCCATCCGTTGAATACGTTTCTTTTCCGTTTGAGAGAGTCGCAGTTGCCTTAATGTAATATCTATCTCCCACGTTTATTATCGTGTCGGAAATCGTAATAGAATAACCCATCGGATTAACTACTTGCTTGACTGCTTCAAGGATATCTTCAGCACTTCGGTAGTTGTATTTACCGAATGAATTGAATTGCCCTTTAGGTGCTTTTACTTTTGCTTGAATTTCTGCTAATTTGTTTTCCATTTTAGTCTAAGATTAATTGTTGAAATTTTGATTTGTAAACTCGTTCCTCTCTGCAAACTGCTGCCCAAAAGTCTTCAAGTTCTTCGAAATACCAGGTGCAAGAATAGAACCCAGCTTCATCTTTGAATTTTGCTTTATACTTTTTCATAGTCCTGAGATTATTGGTAAGATGTGCCAAAATAAAAGATATCCAAATATTGCGATTGCAATGCTACCAAGTAACCCTTCTCTGTCAGTTTGGTAGAAATCTTTAATGTAATTGATTGACTTTTTCATTTGATTGTTGGTTTAAGATTGCCGAAGAATCCGCTTCGGCTCGGGTTTTATTTTTTACCACTCTTTAAAATCTTGATTTTCTTCGTAACCTAATAAATATTCTTCTATTTCTTTTGGGTCGGTTAATATAACCATTTCCCCGTGACCAGTTCCTTCAGGCCATTTGTGTGGGTATCTGCTTCTTCCGTAATATGAATCTGCACTTCCTCTATCGTAAGGTGAACCGTGATTTGTATTGATTGTTGAATTTCTCATTTTTTGATTGGTTTAAGTTTATTATTTGTTTTTGTTGAGACAAATATATACCTATTATTTTAAATAAAAAAACTTTTTATAAAATTATTATAATTATTTATTTAACGGTCGTATAAAACAAAAATCCCCACCGATATGACCAATGGGGATTCTATTTACTTAAACCTATTTAACAAAAAATTTAACTATGAAATGCAAACCTACAAAATTTTTCCGTTAATTATCTGAATATTATTAACTTTTGATTTACCATTATCTATTTCAACTATTGCAAAGCCGTGTGTATGTTGATTATATGGCATATACTTAGGATTTAAAGACGTTAAACAACCAGTTGAATACGTGTTTATATATTGACCAAATCCATTTTTTTTAGTTGTAATAGTTTTTCTATGAACGTGACCCATTAAAGTATTACAAAACATCTTATTAAATAATGATTGACTTGGATTTATTCCACCCGTGCCAAAACCTTCGTGTCCGTGAATCACTAACAAATCGCCCATTTCCATTCCTTGCCAATCCTCGACCATTGTAATTCCTAACTTATCTAACCTAAAAAATACATCGAATTGTAAATCATGTAACTGCGCAAACTCCTCAGCTTGCAATTGTAATGACCTGGCGAATCTATTTTCGTGGTTACCAAGTTTATAATAAATCGGAATCGTTCTAAATATATCCCTAAGCCTTTGCAAGAAATCCCTATTCATGTCGACCTCTCTTTTAAAGTCTCGCATATCCTTTTCCTTTTCGTGCCTCGAAATAGAATAGAAATCTTGGATATCTCCATTAAGATATAAGCAATCAATCTCTTGCTCCTTTAAATGCTTAATTGCACAAGTCAAAGCAGTCAAGTCGTGATAAGGGAAATGAATGTCAGATAAAATTCCAATCTTTTTTAAATGCGGAGGCAGTTTAGCTGAAACATATTCCTTGCCAATGCTATCTTCTATTCCAAAATTGTCTAAGGTATCAAGGTTGTAATTGACGACTACTGGAGGAATCTCTTGATTAATTGCTTGGCTTGACCTTGTGCTTGTTAATATACCGTTAGCATTCATCAATTTACGAAGACTATTCCAAGATTTATACCCATACATTTCGTGAAATGTGTTATAAAAATCTTTATTAGTCATATTAGTGGAGTAGAAATGCTCCCTAATCTTAACTATTTTATCTGCCTTGTTCATATTCTTCCATTAAAACATCGACCAAAAATTCGATATTGTTTAGCACTTTCATTCTTAATACGTAAGCAGCATCATCAATGTGTTCAATGTTTTCCATAACATCCATCATTGTAAATAACAAATCACTTGCTCTTGATTTTGGTTTTTCCACTGGCTCGATATCGATTTTATACATAGAAAATTCTTAAATATAAGTACCCAAAGATTATAAGTCCTTGAAAAATAATGGTTAAGATACACCAAGTTGGAATGATATTCGTTACTTTTTCTTTATTAGATATTAATTTATCGGTTGACAAACTCGAAGCATACAAATTTCGATAGACATTTTCGATTGAATCTATATTAATTGTGGCTTGAATATTGCCCTTGTAAGACCTGATAATTATGCGACCTTGTGGAACGGTTATCTTTGAATAGAAAGTGTTAAGGATGCCCGTAGAATCGCAAGGATTCTCAATAGTTAGCGTATCGTGTACCGCATTGAAACGTGTAATTACTTTGTAGTCACGGATTGTGTCGATGCGAATCTTTTCTTTTTCGATTATTATCGATTTTTCTGGTCGGCACGAAATAAAAAAGTTTGCAATTAGCAAACCGATTAAGAGTTGTTTCACGAAAAGTATAATTCAGATTCTGCTTGTCTTCTCAAGGTAAGTCCATTTAAGATTTTACCTCCACTTTTATTCCATTTTAAAAATTCCAACTTGATTAAAGAATCATTTGGATTAGCATTGACTTTCTTTAATAAGGTGCTTTTCTTTAAAGCGCCAGCGCCCACGTTATAACATAGCGAAACCAATGAGTCGAACTGATTTTGATTAATGTCATCACGACAAAATGAGTCAACGCTCCGTTCATAATGTTTAATTACATTTAAGAATATATCCGTTGCTCTTGCTTCACTAATGGGCGCATCAGTCATTTTGACTTTAGTTCCATCTTCGTAATAGGTGCAACCGATTGAAATGGTTGGTATTCCAGCTGGACATAAGTAAGGCTTGAGTTTAACTCCCTCAAACTTCTTTATTAGGCTTAGTCCTTTTTGGCTTATTTGGTTGACTTTCATCTAATTTTGCTCTTAGTTCAATATTCTCACTTCGTAAATTATGAATCTCAGTTGTCAAAGTTTCAACTTTGTCTTTCAAATCTGCAACCTCAGCTTTTAAATCAGTTGCCATTTCCCTCCAAATTTTAATTGCTTCTTGAACGTTTGTAATCTCGGAAGATTGTACCTCAATTTTTTCTTTCTTGCGACCAAATAGCCAGGTAATTAATGAACCAAATAAACCCGTTACTCCTGGTATTACTATCTCTTCCCAATCATTCATTATTCGCCTTCAGTTTCAGGTGCAACTTCTTCTTCAACTATTGGAGTAATTACTTTCTCTTGCAAGCCTAATGTTTCTAGCGCCCATTTAACAATGAATGAATCATCGACTCCCCATTGAGCAACTATTGGCTCAGGAATAATCAAATTGCCTTCTTCAATCATAGGATTAAATTGGCTCATCAATTTAAAATACAAAGTTTGCTCAGGATTTTGAAGTGCATAATTAACAACTCGAATTTCAACTCGGTCTGCAATTTCTCTAACTCCTTTAACTGGCTCAATAAATACTATCATATTAGTCTTTAATAAATATCTCTAATAATTGCGCTTTCGCTAAAACGGTAAATGACTCTGAATCTTTAACAAATCCTTTTAAAGTTTCCTGGTCAGACTTGTCCAAATCTAAGACCTCGCCTTTAAATAATTTCTTTGCCCAATCCCAAAATTTAAGTGCATCCCCTTTAGATGCGGAGGCTAATGCGCCAGCTAACATCTTTCCAGCATTACCACCCTCAAAAACTTGGTCATCAAGACCGATAAAGTCAAAGTTAAAATCTAATTTCATTTGGTTGTTTGTTTAGTTTACAATCATAAATAGCTATTATCCAAAATTTTACCAATATATGTAATTGCCATTAGCATCGACATATATTTGTAATGTTGTATTTCTATATTTTGGCTCGTTATCAGCCTTGTTAATTGTAATACCATCATAAGGTTGATATACTTGGTAGACCGAAACAATATGGTTTCCTTGATGAAATATTTTATAGTAAATTCTTATTGTAAAAGTAGAACCATCTTGATATGGATAATCAACATTTATTTCAACTGGAGTTGCTGGAGTCCAAGAATCTCTTACTGGATTTATTGAATAAGCCTCATTGCTTGCAAAAAATTGTCCGTTAATATAATTTATAGGATATTGCTCTGAAAAGTTATTTACATTATTAATAGAATAAGACCAAGTTAATCCATTTACGTTTGATGGAGTTCTTGAATCGGTTGTTTGGAATATCGGTAAGAACGTATAATTATTAGCCCAATCAATAGAAGAAGTTCTTTCATCTACTTGACTTCCACTAACAAAGCCTTTAAAATTAGTTATTTGTCTTCTTGGAACTACTTGACCCGTTGAATTAACAATCAAATTATCTCCAGGTCTTCCCGTAATTGGTTGAACAACCGTAGACATACGATAATAATTAACAATTAAATTTATTCTTACTGAAAATAAATATTGCCCAACGGGTACAGTTACATTGTTTTGTTGAAATATTAGTAATTCATTAGGCACAAGACCTTGAGAATAAGTGAAATAAGTTTCATTTATAAAAACTGATACGTGGTCAACAATTCTTAGATGTCCAGGTAATGTAATTCTTAATGCTAGTAAAGTCGAATTTGTACTTGGTTGGTTGCCTATCGTTACAATATAATTGTAATATGCTTCATCAGTTGGAGTTGCGTTTATTGGCGCTGGATGAATAAAACTATTATTGATAGTATTCGAAGTAAACGAAAAAGATGGCGCACCAAATACATAAGTTTCGTATGTATTACTTTGGGCATAATTATTAATTATATTACCACCATAGGCAGAAGCAAAGTTGGTATAATTTCCGAATGCGATGGCTCTAATTGTAAATACAAATTCTCCAAAGTAATCAATAGGCAATGAATTAGAAGTTGTAAAAGTAACCGTTCTGCCACTAACTGAAGAACTAAATGGACTCGGAACATCTACCATACTAACAAATTCAAACCCACTTGGCAAGACATCCGACATCACAATTTCTCCGCTTGTCGCATTAGCCAATATTCTCATTTGAATCCTTACCGTACCTGACTGATTTATATTAAATGCGCCTGGCATTGACTTTGCTAAAGTCATATTTGGATAGCCAAAAGTACAAGTGCCGTATTGATTTGCTACTGCTTGCCCATTAGCATCTAGCCATTGGTTACATAAAGCAGTTGCATTAGTATTGGCATTAGTATCAGCATCCGCTTGGCTTATTGTACTTGTATAAGTAGCCGTAAAGAATGGAGAATAAACTTCTTCAAGTGAGCCTACTCCGTAAGCGCCACAATCATTTTTTTGAATTGTACGGACTAATCTTTTAGTAACTGAACTTGTAAATGTTGGAACTCCACCAACTCCCGTATAAACCGTGTTTGAAGTCTTGGTTATTGTTTCGCCTCCACCTTCAACCGTTGCATAATTTGAATACGTTCCCTGAGTAGAAGTAGTAACATAAATCGTTATTACTGCCCCAAATCCTACGGGCAAAGTAGAAGAAAAGGTTGCAGTTACTTGTTGTCCTGATATACTAAATCCCCAAGCTGGAGTATCTCTTTCATACCGTACAAAAGATAATCCATTTGGAATGTAATCCCGAACTATTATGTCTCCTGAGGAATTGACCTGACCATTGTTTGCAATTGTTAATCGATAAGCAAATTCTTGTCCTGAGTTTGCGCTTGTAGGCGCAGTCTTTGAAATCGTTATGTAAGGCGCTGGGACATTACACCTTTGACAATAAAGATACCATTCAGTCGGAAATACCGTTGGAAGATTGCCGTCAGGTCTTGGAGTATAATATTGATTTAATGGAATTGTTTGTCCACTTGAATTTTGAAGCTGACCAAGTTCGGCTAATGTAATGGAAATAAGAGGATTCGCTTGCGATTCCCCCGTTATCTCATTATAGACCTGAGCAAAGGTCATATCTCCACTTCCTTGTAATGGCATTATTTAGAAGCTAAAAGTGTTTCTAAATTCTTTATTTTAGTATTTTGCTCTTTAATCGCTTCAATTAATAAAGCCGATATATTTCCGTATTCAACTCCCATTAAACCATCGTTACCCGTGTTGACAATCTCAGGAAATACCTTCTCCATTTCTTGAGCAATTACTCCACCGTGTCGCTTGTCATCATAATCAGTATTATAAGTATATCCCGAAATTTGCCCTACTTTTTCAAGCGCATTTTCTATTTTAGTAATATTACTTTTTAAACGAATATCAGAGTTTGCAGTAATGGTTGAAGTTGCTCTAATAGTTCCGACAACATAAAGATTCTCCCCGTTATCAGTTGATGTATTAATTAATACTCTGCCATGATAACCCGTAAATTCAGTTATTCCATTATAACGCATTTTCATATTAATACCAGCGCTTGGAGTATCTGAATCAGTACCATAATTAAAAGATAAATTATTATCATTTGCTTTTGATATTGACCAAGTTCCATAACCACTTGCTAAATTTCTGAATGTCAAATAATGAACGGTAGTTGTATTAGCATTTGTTTGTGCTAATACTAATTGAGCGCCTGGAGTACTTGTTCCGATACCCATTAGGCCAGTACCTAAAATAGTAACTGCACCATTTAAATCAAGTCTTTTCATTACACTATTAGTTCTATCATAAGCTTGAATAAAAGCATAATCATTTGCTCCATCAAGCCTATAAACCATTTCAATAGATTTACCTGATGATGGTGCTACTAAAGTAGTTGCTCCAGAAAGTGATAAAAAGTTTCCGACATTTAAAGTACTTGAAAATATAGCACTTGTGCCAGTTATTGCTCCTCCTAAAGTTATAAGAGTTCCATTATCTTGTATTAAACTATTTCCAATAGTAGAACTTGAAGTAAATTTAGCGTGATAATTAGTAGTTCCACTTAAAGCCGCAGCATATTGAGGAATATTTAAAGTATTAGAACTAAATGTTGCAGCTCCCGAAGTCCCCGTTGTCGTTAGCGTAATTGCTCCTTGATATTGAGGAACGTTTAAAACTCCAGTTGTAGAGTTATAAGTACTTGCTCCCGAAGTTCCAGTTGTAGTTAGGCTTATTGATGCCCTTGCTAAAGCATCCGTGTACTGAGTGATTGAACTTGTAAAAACACCCGTAGAACTATTATAAGTTAAACCCGTTCCAGCGCTTACTAATGCTCTTACACTTGCATCCGTGTAAACCGTACCTGAATAACTAATTGCACCCGTAGTATTATTATAAGTAATTCCCGTGCCTCCGCTTAATGAAGTGTAAGAAATACCTCCAAGTCCAGCAAGAGTGTAATTAGGTACGTTTATTACTCCCGTTGTATTATTGTAGGTAGATGCGCCACTATCTCCCGTAGTTGTCAAAGATATTAATGCCCTAACCGAAGAATCCGTGTACACCGTGCCACTATAAGAAATTGCACCCGTAGAACTATTATAACTTATTCCAGTGCTTCCACTTAATAAAGCACGAATCGAAGCATCGGTATAAACCGTACCCGAATACGAAATAACGCCCGTCGTTGAATTATAAGAAATGCCCGAAGTTCCCGATAAGAAAGTTGCACTAATTCCACCAAGACCAGCAAGCGTGTAAGTAGGCACGTTTAAGACACCCGTTCCGCTTGAGTAAGTAGATGCGCCTGAGTTACCCGTTACCGTTAAGCTAATAGCACCTCTCGCCCTTGCATCCGTAAAATACTTATTTGTTGGAGTAGCAAGTTCTTGAATGTCATCCGTATCCAAGACAACCGTTCCAACTAAACCGTTTACCGAAATTACCGCTCCACCAATCGCAGCTTGTAATTCAGCAATAGTCTTTTTAAATAGTTGCCCCGTAGTTGCATCGCCAATACCAAAAATATCGGTTGATAAAATTGCAGTCTTAGAGACTAATTGGTTTATTTTCTTATTTGCCATTTCTTAACTTGGATATGTAAAGTCGGTTGGTATTTGACACCTATTTGAAAGCATCGGATAAATGATTGATATATCAGCCTTAACTCCAGCCAAATAATCCTTCTCGTTTTCGGTAAAAAATTCTAATGTAATCCCTTCGCCTACTTCCCAATTAAAATTAGGATGCTTGCACATCGAAATAATATCTTGGCAGATTAGTAATTGGTCAGACAAAACCTCCGTTTCATTAGTTTCATCTTGCAGTTGCCTATCAAGAAAGAATAAACTAAATGACATAGTCAATTCTTTGCCGTTTATTTGGCTTCCAGTCAACGAATAAAACATTGATGGATAAACATTATCAGGCTGAGAAAGAAACTCCCACACATCGCCAAAATAAACCGTGTTAATTTGGTCGTGGCTTTGGGCAATATCCCTTATCAGCTTGATTGTTTGATTTAATGTCAGTTGTTTTATTGCCATTTGTTGTTAAATAAACAATTAACTTGTTTATGTTTTTGGTTGAGAATGCTTTTGGCATATTAATAATTATAATTTTTTTT